CAATCTGAACAAAGTTTGTTGAATTGTCAACGCCAAACTCTTTTATAAGTGCTTCACTCAACTTATTGCTGATTGAAGAATAAAAAACCACAGGCTTTTCATAACCTGTTGTATGCTCTCCGGTTGTTTTCGGTATTTTGTTTCCATCCTCATCAAGGTAATAAATTACATTTCCATCAGAGTCGGTATATGACGAATATTCGATGTTTCCATCCTCGTCCGTCACATACACCGGAACCTTTCCGCTCTGTAGCGAATAATTCATTTTTTGCTTGTTAATTTCAAGCATTTCACTTCACATCCTTGCCGAACCGCTTCCACAGATCAGAAAGCTTTTCCCATCCATACATTGCGACAAACGCAACAATAAATCCTGCAATAATAGCCGCCAAGATCATATACCATAAAATTGTTGTCTGTATGTACTGCATGTATGCCACAAACGCAGCGACCGTGATACCGATGGAAAGAACAAATACCAAGATGTCCGTCGGAACCTTAGAAAATACGCCTACACCTTTGATTACCTGTGTTACCACAGACACAACAAATGCCAGCGCACCAATAATCGCCAGAATAATTGTCATGTTAGCAATTACCGCCTGTATAATATCCATGATTAAACCTCCTTTTCATCATTAAGACGGGTTTCTATTCCGTCAATTCTGTGATGAGCCGATTTCACACTTTCCTCCACCTTTATGATCCTGTTGTCATGAGAATTGATTTCTTTTCGCATCTCGGAAACTTCATTTTTGATCTCGGTCGTGTTGTTTGAAATGGCATCCAACTTCATGTTAATGCGTGTGTTCTCCCTCACGCGCTCTTCAAGTTCCGTGTTGTCTGTTCTTTTATTGCTCTTCAAGCCCATAAAGACGGAAAAACCAAGCGACAGCACGCTTATAATGATTGCTGTTGATATTTCAATCGTCAAATCATATACCGCCTTTCATTTTTTATGGCACACCGCCCACCACCGCTCAATGTGTGCCGCCTGCTACGTTTTGCCAACATCGGCAAAACGTAACGCACAATCTTCTAAACTCCTCGAAATCGAGGGGTTATAATGATTTTATAAACGGAAATACTCCCACGAACAAGCTTTCCCTGTCTTTCCAGCTACGGCTTACGCCGTTTTCTGAATAACTTGCCATATAGGCTTCTCCTGCCTGTGAATGGTCGTACACGGATAAATTGACGATTACATCCTCAAACTGTTTCAAGTCTTCGGATATTTTTTCATCCGTGTAGCTTTTCGGGTAATTCCGCTTGCTTACCACTTCATTTCTTGCCTGCTTGATAAGCTGTTCGATGTAAGGATTATCTTCTTTCTGGTCGAACACGACAACATCAGAAGTAACACCATCTTCATCCGTAACGGTTTCAATATGAAATTGTTTCAGTCTGATTTTGACTTGTTCTAATGTTGTATATTCGTCCATTCTTCCCTACCTATAATCCGAACTGCTCGATCAAAATGCGTTTCAGTTCTGCCCCACTGATCTGATCTGCTTCCTCGATCCCATGTTCAGAGGCAAGTGCCTGTAAATCAGCAGTGCTCATTCTGTTAATCTCTGTCTTGGTGTAACCGCCGGAAGATTTCTCTCCCGGAACAATGTCCGGGATTTCTTCTCCTGCTTTGAACCATTTTCCATTGCGCTTTACCGTGTATTCAGCAACCATATAACACCTCCTACGCAACTTTCATGACAACAACGCTGTCCATGCCCTCAAAAGTAGGCAATCCAATCATTGACACAACGCAATGGGTGTTGATTGGATGATTTGTTGCGTATGTATATACCGAAATGCCGGTTTCTACAATAGAAAGGTTTCCGTCTGTTAAACTTCCGCTTCTCTCTTCCGGTGTCTTTCCAAAGACATAATCTCCAAGGTACACACCGGATGCCTGCGCCGAAATAACTCCTGTAGGAATAAAATATTTGGTAGCACCGTCTGCAGGGTCGATGTAAAGTTTGTCGTAAACTTCAATCTCGATGCCGTATCCTCTAAGATACTCTGTAACCTGCCCCTGCTGTAAGCGAATACCACCATTGTAAGCAGTAATTCCAAGCACCTGTTTCTTTGTGTCCTCCGCCTTAAGGACCATTTCCCATGTTTCTGTATTCATGCTAAAACGTGCAAGGGAATATCCGGTTTTCTTTGCAAACTCACGTTTAATCTCGATAAGGTCGTCAAGTGGCGTTGCTGTTTCTGGTGCAGACCATTTATCGGTATCGCTTCCGGAAATATCCTTGTAATGATCTCTCTTGTGCGCCACTCCATTGTCCGAAGTATAATCCACATAGTAGCTCTTTCCGCCAATTGTTACCTGTACTCTTGGAATACCATCAGATGGTGCTAACAACTGCCAAATCTGGCGTTCCGGCACTACTCTTGCCCCTTCAATAAGCATCATCGGTTTTTTGCTGATTTCTCTAAGCACCTGGTTTGCCATGTTGGAATTTTCTGCCGACTGGTAATTTGCATACTCCTGCTCTTCACGCTCTGTTACCATGTAAGATTCACGGTAGAAAGGCATCTCGTTCTGAATGTCCGAAAATCCACCGACATCTCTTAACTCTGCCTGCGCATCAAAATTGGATGCCTTTAAGGATACCGGAAGACCGTTTTTCCCTTTGATAAATCTAAGTTCAAGGCTGTCCTGTTTTCTGGTTCCAAATTTCTGTCTGCCTAAGTAATGTGTATAACCAAGCGTTTTTTCATAATTATTCCACATAACCCCAAGGCTTCTTGCGGTAAATGCTTCTGCTAATGGTAATGCCATTCTCTAATACCTCCATTTCTTAATCAAAAAAAGTGACACGCGGTGTTGCTGCTTTTGCAGTTGCTTCCACGGTCACTCCGTTCGCTGTTACCTTTGCGCTGTCAATAGAACCCTGATATACATAAGTTCCAGGCGCATCTCCCATTGTTACGTCAACATCTTCCAGAAGATACCCTTTGCAAGATTCGTCATTGCTTGGGAACGGTGTCCCTGCCTTTGCAATTTTCTTTCCGTTCGCATCTGCACTTGTTACCATTGTCTGCGGAACGATGCACGCCGCACCCTCATAAGGAAAGAATTTTAAAATTCCTTTACTCTGTGTAAAGTCTCTTTCAATCGGTTTTCCCATAATTTACCTCCTATAAAACATAATGGTCTTTGGCTTCTGCATTTTTTGCCGGTTCGCCAAAGCTGATACTTTCGGCATTTTCAACATCTGCCGTTTTTTTATTCTCTCCACCTGCAGTACCGCCGCCCGGATTTTCAGAATTATTTGCGATCTCCTGTTCCTTTGCCTGCGCTGCTGCTGTTTCCTTTTCGGATGTAATCTTTCCAAGAGCGTCATAATCAAGGCTTCCATCATCTTTGACTACCGATTTTGCCTGCTCTGCATTGATTTTCAACTTTTCCATCAATGCTTCGCGCTGATCTCTGATGGCGTTTTTTTTCTGCATATCTGCAATCTGCTGATTTGCTGTCTCTAACGCCTTGTTTGCTTTTTCAAGTTCCGTGAGGTTTCCTGCTTCCATTTCATCCAGCTTTTTCTGCAACTCATCTGCGCTGTCTGCCTTTGCCTTAAGCTCTGCTGCTTTTGCCTGTTCTCTCTGTACGGCACTGCCGTAATCAGCAATGATTTTCTCAACATTTTCCTCACTAATACCCATTGCAATTAACTCTTCTCTTTTCATTGATTACCTCCGATATGTCTTTACGAATTTTTGCGGTGCAACGACACCGAATGACACTGTTGTTTTTTACGCTCACAACTTTGCGAATTTTTATAAAATAAAAACAGCCGCCGATTACTCGGTAGCTGTCTTATTTTGCTGTTTATTTAATTGATTTAAAATTTCCTGCGCTTTTTGTTCCTGCTCTTCTGCATTATCAACTGTTTTCCACAACACATCTATATATGGCTTAGACAAGAGGAATGTCTTTTCAGCATCTCCCCAAAGCCCCACCGTTTTAATGGCAATAAGAGGATGTATGCCGCACTCTAAAAGCTGATATAGTGTTTGCGACTTTGTATACATATTGTCTTGAGGGCTATGATTGATTTGCACATCAAAATCCCTCATTGACAATTTCAAATCATTGTCCTTAACACGTATTACATTTAAGACAACTTTTGCAAGTCTCTTCTCTGCCGATTTCACAATTGGGTCTTTTAATTTTGCTCTTGTCTTTGAAAAATCCCATCCAGCCCTTAATGATACTGCTCCTTGTGTATCTCCTCCAGAGTTTTGTGACTCTCTGTTTGGTATTGCTAATATTGCCAAGGCATTGTCCCACAAATCATCTTTTGCAACCTGGCACTGGCTTTGGTTAAGTTCCTGTGTCATAATCTCAACATCGGCTTTGTTATCCTTATTGTTAGACTTTACAGTCAGAGCATGGCTCATTTTCATTTTTTCAAACGTCTCATTATCAATTTCACAGTTTACAAACTTAACCCAGTATTGAACAAACTGCTCAATTCCATCCATTCTGTTTGACTGCATATTGTTTATAGCATCCAGGAGCCCTATGACAAGTTCAATGTCCGATATTCTTTCGTGGTTGTTTGGGAACTCAACAATAGGAATACTTCCAAATGCGTGCAATTTCCATTCAGAAACTACTCCATTTTGAATTTTGCATGAATAATTGTCTGTATAGCACAGTTTGTACCATCTTCCATCTTCGTCCTTAAGCTCCTGTACGGCAATCATCGGTTCTTCCGTACTCCGATTATAAATAACACACGTATTCATTGGAGTAGGCGCAACAATTTGAAATGGTATTTCTCCATTTGCAAATCTTACCGCCTTAAAAGATGTTCCGGTTGCTGACTGCCACTCTCCTGCTTTAATGTCCTTTTCCTGCTTATTTGCGTCTACAAGATAGTCATTCAGCGCATCCACTGCCTTATTGATTACATCGTCATCTTTTCGACTGATAAACTGGATTGGCTCGCCGTATGTCTGCCCTACTTTGAACTGAACAATCTCATACGCATGATTTTCTACTATCTTGTTTGTAATATCAGCATTTTGTACCTTTAATCGGTATAAAATCGGCTGATCTCCTTTGTAATACCGCCATAGGTATTCTATGATGGTTTTGTTATAATAAAAATTTCCGATGCAGTCTCCCACCACCTTGACAATATTGTCTGCTGTGATGGTTTCAACATCAGTATATAAAATTTTTCGCCCATAACAGCCCTTAACAAGATCTTGGAGAGATTTATTATTCATAATTGGCTCCTAAATAAACGTCATCCCACTGGATGTTGAACGGATTGGAAGAGATTTTAATTCCGTCTTTCCATTCTCCGGATAAAATACCACTTTTTTGTGACATTTCCTACATTCCACAGAAATGTTCATTGTTGAACGCCCATCGTGTGTGGCAACTTTTCTTCCGCAACGCGGGCAATATATTGTTTTTGGTGTA